GTCATCACAAAATCTTCGTTTTCTTTACGGTCAACAAACCGATTCGACACAACATCGGAGCCGACCAGTTCAAAGGAGTAATCCTTTGACATGGTATATTTCTGAATAGGCTGTCCAACGACGGCGACCATCTCCTGCTCTGGCATATTCGCTGCAACCAGGTCATGAATATTGACAAATAACTTCAAAAACTGGTTACGACTGCGACCACCACGGTATTCATGTTTGACCTTACCTTCTTGCAGAACTGCCATCGTCCCGGTAGCTGTAGTCCCTTTCTTCCCAGCTAATTCTGACTGCCGACCCTGCATAAAGTCGGTCACATTGATGGATTTCTCAAAGAAACCCATATATTGTAGAATCAACGGGACGAATCGTGTTGGATCAAATGCTGACAGGTTAGGAAAGTTATACGCATCTGGGTCGTCAACTTCAAACAACACCCCAGGAGAAATCATCAACCGATTTTTCCTAGTCCCTGACATACCACGTTTGACAAAACCCCACGGAGTCATCACAATATCTGCGGAGTTAATACAACGATTCCACATCGCATCGGTGCCGTTTTGAATCCCGGCGATGATGGAATATAGTGGCTTACCCCAGGTGATTTTCGACTTTTGGAATATTCTCAACCGACGTATGGGTTTAATATTAGCATCAAACACGTCGATTTGTTCTCTAACCCGGAGCACTTTGAAAGTCTCTTTGGAGACCATTACAATGATTGGTACTTCTTCGCCGTCTTCCAGCAGGTCGAAATTGATATACGCCTCAAGACACTCTAACGGCTTCTGTGCAACTGGCAAATCAGCGTACCAATCTGAGGTTTTATCCTCTTCTTGCTGGACAGTTTTCATCTTGGTCTCAGATACCATAACTTGCAACTCAGTATCTTCTGGTAAGTACCAACCTTCCTCACCAGCGGCTTCTCGTTTACGCAGTTCGTTGATGGTATAATCACCAACATAACGAATCACCGGGCTATTTTCCCAATCATCATCGTCAACATCATCTGGTAACCAAACAAAATCAATGGGAATTAATTCAACACCAGGTCCTTCGTAGGAAATGCGAGACTGGGCCTCTTGACGGAATCTAGTATCGCCCAGGTCGTCAACGGTCTTTTCGACTTGACCAGTTTGCGGATTGAAATAAGTAACTTTAACCCTGCGAGATATTCTTTTCCAAGACAGTAGTGGATACACTGTGCCATCTAACAATAGATCGTGGACTGCTCTTGGGACCAACTCATCAATGTCTATTTTCTGTTTTAGGACATAGTTATCATACTGAGTAACCAGTTCTGCCTCTTCCTTGGTGGATGCTCCCGGATGATGTCTTGCTTTGAGGTATGGTTCTCTGCCAATGACTGCTGCAACTAGTCTTGGTTCAACTTCATCAACTGCAATGGTAGTCAACGGAGCCACCATATTCGACGCCTGCGGCCAGGGCCAGTTAGTAGGTTCTGCCTTCTGATCATAGGCCCTGCGACTGGCTTTTACTTCTTTTAGGACATCTTTTCTAGTCTGTGACGAATCGAATCTGGTAAATAGGTCTTGTATATATTTACCAAGTTTTTCTAATCTGTCCTGGAGATACTGCTTCGCCTCAGTGGCAGCGATGCGGTCCGCTTCTTCGGTTTCGAAGTCGGTCATATCTCCACCGTACATACGCATTTCTGGGGATTCTACTGCTTCTACTGGTTGCTGTCTATTTGGCATTTATTTTCCTTGATTGGCACTGATTAAATTTTATATTATACCAACTATTACAACCCTGCAAACCTAGACTCTGACTTGGTCTCTGCCCAGCCAGTGGTTACAACTCCCTGTGGTGGTCTTGGATCATCAGTTGGATCCACCGGACCATCATACGGCAACCAAACACTGAAATCCTCATCTTCGATTCTGGACGCAGCATCCAGCATATCATCATGTGAGGAAAATGGGAAGAATAAATATTCCTCGTTGATGAATACTTTAACTAGGTCAATGACTGCGCCATTTTTATCAGTGTAATATAAATCTTCTGGCAACCAAATCTTTCCCTGTTCAAAACGTGGGATCAATCTAGCAATGCGGTCTGCTTTGGATAACTTATTTCCACCTAGTGGAATCGGCTTGGCAAAATAAAATGATTCCGCTTCCATCATCCTCTCTATATGATGTATATCAGAGGTCATACCATATTCTTCATAACCGATTTTCTGAATCATCGGCCATTTTTTAATCATATTTTTTAGGTATTCCCAGCGTTCAGTTGGATTCAACCGGTCTCTTACAATATCAACAAGGAACCAATTGTTTCTACTGTCTAATCCCCACAGCCAATATACAGTATAATCTGAGCCAGTTTTCTTCACCTTCTTTTCATTTGCTGGGTCGCAAAGTAAGAATAAAGTTAGATTTGCCGGCAGCTTCTTATACCGCTGGATCCATTCATACTTAAACCGTTGATCTTCTTTTGTAATCGGAGTTAGCATCTGCTGGCAAGCAAAAATATATGGACCTTGTTTACGACGTTTACCAGCCAACATTTCAGGAGATAATAATACTGGCAGTCCATCTTCTCCAACTGCTGGGTGGATTCTAATAATCCAATCACCAGGTTCCCTTTCTCTAGTGTATTCTTTTTTAATTGGGTCCCAACCAGAAGCTCGCTTCATTTTTTCATACTGGTCATTAAAATGATATGTAGTACCAATGGCTCCACGCTCCCCACGTTTGCCGGAGATCATATCATCAGCGCCAAGATTGTCAGATATTTTAAACGCATTATCGACCTTTACAATTTGCTCAGGAGTGGTCACTGACGCCGGAGTTACAATGTCATCATAATTTAACCGGTCAAAATGCTTTGACGTTGGCATGGAATCGACTAAACCCCAAGCTTCAATGGTCATCTCTTGGTAGATGGTACTACGTTTTACAAGGATGCCATCATCTTCTGACCATTTAGGAGATTGGGTCTGCGGTTTGTCGTAAAGAATATCAGGAAATAATGCCTTCAAAAAGTCATTTTCTTCAAAGGTGAGTTTAATCCTACGGAGAAAGTCTTGAGCAATACTGCGGGTGTGGGAAAAGATACCGATACGGATGTTTGGATTTTGTAATATTTTTTGGATATTCAATCCATAAGTAATAATAGTGGATTTAAAATGCTCCCTAGCCCATAAATCAAGAGTCATATTATGGCAAGCTTGAACTTCTTTAACCCTTTCGACTAACCATGGATGGTTTACAGGGACTCGGAGGATGAAATATAACAGAAAGAATAGAGACTCTTGACACCAAAAGCGGACAAATTGCAGGAACTTAGTTTGGTCAGATGTGACCAACTGATTTATCTCAGCGACTATACGGGGATAATCATAGTCGTAGTTGGCATCTGGATGGACTGCAAATGTAAGCAGTTGGTCTGACAATTACTCCACCTATTTTTGTGTTATTATATTTACCAATTCTTGTATAATATTATTGAACTCTGGATTTTGTATATTTTTACTTTCATCCATTCCAAGAGCGGACCATTTACGATTGGGTGAAACGCCAAGTTTATTTACAACACCTTCTTCTACACTTCTTGCCATGGCTTCGTTATGTGAATTTACCCAATTACTAGAATATCCTTGTAATGCATCACCGGATTTTTTCCAGTTTGGAAATTCATCAACTAACATTTTGTGCAGCTTATGCCCCCAACTATTAGTCGCATTTGGTGGTCCAAGTGTTAAAAAGTGACCTGCTTCATGGGATAAATCAGATATTAAATCTGCTGGTATTCTGGCCCTTCCAGCAACAGGAACAATACCTGGCTTACCTCCTAATCTAGAAAGTAATTCTGGTGTAACATCATTAGCTGCTTTTGGCACATATAATGCCGCTGCATCTGAATAGCTTGGTATAGTACCAGAAAATGCTACATCGTTAAAAATTGGTGACTCTAATATTCTGGCGTGTTTTGCACCAAGTAAATTTTTTGTGCCCTTTGTTACATTAAATAATTCACTAAGAAAATCGCTACCCCAATTTGGTAGCTGTAATCCTTTACCAACTTTACCGACATTTAATAAATCTGCTAACCAACCTTTTAATATCCCACTGGTAACTGTTTTAGTCAGTCCTACTTGAGGAATTGCATAATCTATACCAGTATCTTGAACAGCTTGAGCACCTTGTGATACTAATTTACCTATGCTGCTATTATTAACATAAGAAGCTAAATTTTGTATATCTCTATTTAATGGCTCAGAAATCTGATCATAGGCTGACACAATTACTCTACCTCACAAAATTCTGCCTCGATGGTATCCGGTGCGTTCAATCTGTAACTGTCCTTGTCTATAGGCCCTAACGACGCCAGTTGGTGGGTAAAATTAACCTCACCCTGGACTTTAACATCCTTAGGTAACAACTTAACAACGAAGTCCATGTAATCCTTAAACGACATCGAACTGGCATATAGGGTAATCTCCGACAGTGGTCTGGCCTTGATAAATGCGGACTTAAACTCCTGGACATACTGACCGAAGGATAAGTCCTCAGGGGCAGGACCTTCATTACCAGTCCCACCCCTGGAGACCTCGGATAGATCAGCGGCTCCATCAACAGACGGTGCAGCAGCGGAGGCCAATCCACCAGCACTCGGCCTGTGCGGAACCTCACTGACCTCTCCGGCCTGTGGAACACCACCCGGAGGAGAAAATCCAACAAAGTCCGCAACGGGGTCTATTGTCCCATCATCGTCAATCAAATCGAAGATGGACATTAAATCCGCCCCGTTGTCTAGTTCGATGTGGTTCATTCGTTGTTACCTAAGAAGGTGGGAAGGGAGCCAACGTTTGAGGGCGGCAAGCTGCGCCCAACTCCCTTCCCAAGTACCTATAGTATTCTCATACCAGGTCGTCGACTACCACAGGCAGTATGAGTCGAGGCTTTGGTCTGGTCATTTAGCCAGAAACTACCCACCCCTAAACCTTCCTGCTAAGGTCCGTACGGCTCATTTATTCATCCCTATCCTTCAACAGCCTGTCCCTTAACTGCCACAATGGAGTGGACCTGACCGCTGAGATATCCGCCTCGGACAGACCAGTGACCTGCGATACCTCAGTAACATCGCTGGATTGTTCTAAACCAACCACCACATTGTTAATTTCTTCAATCATATTCGCATAGTAACATAAAATTCACAACAAGTCAATACTACAACTACTCAAAAAGACATCATTAGTTATTTCCCACTTGGTAGAGACTAATTTTTAACCAGTACCATATTTATGTAATTTGTGACTGTGACCAATAGATTGAAAAATATATTGGATCGACGTATGGGCTTTTCGCCTCGCCGCCAGCCTCAGGATACGGGTCAGGGGGTGGGTCTCAGTATTATTAGTGCTATCACAACCAGTCCAGCTGATTAAGATTCATTGGTGGTTGATACATAATACTATTTAGTAATTGTTACTGTATAATACTTGCTGTTGTATGATAACTAACCTATTGAATCAATCAACTGAGCGCTAAATTATTTTCACTTTAACTCCAGATTTATACATTTTTCTCTTGACAAGTGTTTTAAGAGGTGCTATCTTATAATCAAGATTGAGATTAATTAACTTAATGCTCTTTGACAATTTAATGCTTAATCAGTTGAGCAGAAATAACTGATTCAGATTGTGTGCTTTGTTATATGGACCTAAATTGACTAATTCAATGGAGGCCATAAAATGAGCACTAAAAAATACTGGATCGTCTTAAATGTTAAAAGACTTGTCGCTTGTGTTTTTTCAACAAAGACAAATGCGTTTAATAAAGTTGCTCAAAAAAGACGCAAGTTAACAAGAGAAGGGCAACGATTTTATAATCAAGCTGGGGAGTTATGTTACACAATACAAGAACGTCAGCTTGATAGTATAGTTGAATCACTCGGGCCGCATAAGACAAGCGATTTACGTCGTATATAATTATTAAATTAGGTTCATATAATAAAGCATATAATCTGACAACTCACAATCTGATTTAACTCTCTTGGTCTCTGGGGTATTCTCTAACGGTTCTGATTAAAATTTAATCAGTGCCGTATAACACTAAACAATAAAGGGGAACCCAACATGCAATTAATTAAGTTTACCGTAAAAGATGTACCCGTGGAATTTGACCTGGAAAAGTTAACCCCGGAAGTTCAGATCAAGATGTTGACTAAGGGCTGTGCCCGGTCCTTTTTTGAAAGAGAGACCGGCAAGGGCGATAAGTCCAATTTGGAAACTATCCAAGCAGCTGCCAAGAAAGTCGCCACCGATCCGAACACTTATTACCTGGCCGTTGGCCACCGGGGCGAAGGTGTTTCCCGGCCCAAGCTAGATATGTATGAACGGAAGGCCAAAAGCTGGTTCACCGCTGAGTTCTTCCCTGCGGTTAAGCTGGGAGTGGAAGCTGCCGTCAAGCTGTGGAATAAGGCTGGTGGTTCTGGTATTCTCCTGTCTGCGAAGGAAGACGCCACCGAAGTTATCAAAGCAGCGGTCCTGGGCAATGTTACCGCCAGGGATAAGCTGTTAGCGGCTAAGGCTAAGAAGTTGAAAGATACCGGCTGGGAACCGGAATTAATCTAAACAGTAATTAACTGCCCCAGAGACCGGAGAGTTAAATGAGGTTGTGAGATAGTACCACCCACCAACCATTGTAGAGATACGGTGGTTGGGTTTTTTTTGTTCTATTGGGTATATTCTATTAACTCTATTAACTCTATTAACTCTATTCTCTATCAACTCAAACTCTCTGTATTTATCTTTTATCTCAATTTGCTATAATCTGTACCATTTTAATCTATTATTGGATGTTATTTAGTGGATAGATTTTAATGGATACATACCTTTTTTATATTAAAAAAAAATTAATAAAAAAAAAACCAAAAAGTTTGTGAACTTGTATCACTATAGTCTGTACCAATGTTATGTTATACATTACAATGGTAGAGATTAATATTTAATCAGTACCAGTATTAGATAAGTATAATGGTAGAGATTAAATAGATTTTAGAAAAAGATAAGTACAGGAAGTTTGAGTTGATAGTAGTGTTGATAGAGTTAATAGAATAGAACAATATACATAATATCACCAATGTATAAAGTTGAGTACCAGTGTAAAAATAACTTGACATTATAGTAGAATTATGTTACAAATATAAACAGTAAATGAGTTAAATAAATATCACGAGTAACAACATGGTCAACAACCGCAAATTCAGTAGAAATGTTCAGCGGCAGAATAAAATATCCCAGCGAGAAGTTGAAGCTATTGAAGTTAAACAACTTAGGTTGCAAGGTTATACCCCTATGCAAATTGGCAGGATATTAGGCAGGTCTAAAAACTGGGTGATATTAAGGTTAAGAACTGAGCCAGGTAATATGAATAATTATAATCAATTAACACCAATTGGATCAATCATGCCAACTGCAGAAACCGAAGCAGAGAATGACAGGTTAATGGATATACTAAACGGAGAGGTGGATTAAAATGGCTTATGCAGAGAATTTGGAATATATAGAAGAAGAACTTAGAAGTTATGGTTTTGATACCATTTCAGCAAAAGATGTGATGACTTCTGGCGGTGCCGGTTTCTTCATCAATTTAACAGGGACAGGACTGCCACAAGATGAGTTGAAATCCTTGTTGAATAGAATTAGGCACTTGGTCTATTCTTGGCTCCATGTTTTAGGGGCTAAGAAAAGTTACGAAGTCAAAACAACCGATACAGGGTTGAAAATCCGCAGAAAAGCAGCAAAACGGTATAAAAATGTAATTCAATATAGCAAAATGGAATTTACCCCAGGTGGAATGATGGAAGCTGATATCGGTGGTTATGATGTAATGCCGACTGAGGAGACTATAGCCCAGGATAAAGAATTACTCGATGCTATTAATATGACAGAGGATTGATTTAATGACTACCATGGTAAAATATGAAGGTAACAATATTGAATCAACTCCACAGGAAGAAATCACCAGGCTACCCGAGGAGTCAATCTTTGATTTCTTGGGTAGAAAATTAGAATTAATGAAGAAACAAGGTAAGGCAGAAAGAATTAAATTGGGGTTGCAAGAGATAGACAACGGGAAGGAGGTATAACAACATGACCACTGATAGAATGGAAAACTATTTAGACTCCTTGTGGAAAGTATTTGCCATAATATTCATAACCGCAATCTTAGGTATGTCTATTTGGATATACTTAAAGATTATCTATACTCTGATTATGATCCCAATAAACTATTTATGGTTCTGATTAAATTTTATACTCTACCGATATAAGGAGAAACCAAATGTTGACCTGTAGAACCTGCAAAGCGGCTAAGGAATTTATCCATTACAACCCCAAGAATGATCCAAAAACCCAGCAGAACCTATTCTGCACAAAGCACCAAACGGTAGAACCAGTTTGGGGTTATGTTAGAGTAGGTAACAGAGAAGTTTTCAAACAAATTGAGGCACCAAAGTGCTTCCAGAGCAGAGGAAATTAATATGGAAACTTGTGAGAAGTGCAACTACTGCGGCACCCTCAGAACCCTGGGCACCCATGGCCGGGCAGACAAACATAAAAACGCTGTAGAGACAGTAATCTGCAACCATGAGTATGGCTGCAAACGGATGATACCCAATAAAAAGGCAGCAATTCCGGGTTGGTGTCCGAAGGTGGTTAGTAATGCATATTAACCCAGCAGACAAGGCAAGAGGCGTTAAAGCATATAGTACTACAGTTGGAAAGTGCTGCTATTGTAAACAGCCAACAAATTTAATGTTTGACATTGGGACGCCAATTCTTGTCAAGGCTTGCTCTCAAAGTTGCGCTAATATGTATTGGTATAAACTTACAGAAGAAAATTTATAATGCAACCCAACACGGAGGCCAAAACAATGAAAAGGAACATGAATTTACAACCAGACCATTTTACCCTTAATCTCATAGAAGATAAAGGCGAAGATAGTAAATGGTCTATTGTCCATTACGGGCCGACAGTTTACTTAACCTGCTCAGAAGCAGTAGCAAGATTTATTCTAACCGCTATGAACCTTGGTTGGTCTGGTAGATATGTATTCTACCCAGAGAAAAACGGAGTCCCAAATGACCGCACCTAACAAACGCCGTTTCCTGTCAATCGACCTACGGACCCTGGACAGCCAGACTAAGGAAGAACACTTGGATTTTGACCCATCACAGCTGTCCACCGCAGAGTTAGAAAAAATCTGCAAGTCGGTTGACACCATCAAACAACAGATATTCTCAGAGTTGGCCCGCCGCTGTGGTATGTTGCAACGACCGGTTGGAGTATATGTCCCGCCGCTGGTTTCTAACAAAAACGGTAAGCAGAAACAGGTAAAACCGTTGAATACGGCGGAGTTGGCAGAATTGGCAGAGTTGTTGTGATATACCATAAATTACGGAGGCCACAATGACAGACAGAGGCTACATCATACGTAATGAAGAAAATGGCCGGTATATTATTTGTATACCAAAGACTATGAAGGACCCATATCCTTTGCTTTACGAAAAGCAAACCAGGACACATAACTTTGTCCCGGTCAGTAATTCCACTATAGCAATAAAGGGTTTACAATATATAAGAGACCATAATATGGAGGCCCAACCATGAACCTAATCCCTCGTTACGTCTACCAGCCAAAGAGAACCGCCCCACAACCGGTCTCAGTGGAGATTATGGACCAGGTCCGTAATCTGTACCACAACCCGCCACAACGGCTAAGGGACTGCCGTCCGGTGTCAGTTGTCGTCGCCGATGGACTGGACGAAGTTCACAGGTTTAGAGGGAGGTTGGTATAATGTCCTGTATAATTGGAATCGTAGTTAAAGTTAAATAACGGTACTGACTAATATTTAATCTCTACCAACACAATATAAGGAGACAGTCATGGAATCAATAGTCACTGAAAAGGGTGTTACTCTACTCGGCGAAGCAGCTAAAGCATACATTACCTATAAATACTTTGATTCGATTTTAGCATTTTCCGCTTTAATAATTATATTTGGCGTAGTTTCCTTTGCGCTTTACAAAGGTTTAAAATACATGGCGGATCATTAACAATGTCCACCACCACAGCAATAATCACCGGAGTCATTGGTGCAATATTAATCCTACTAATCAAATATCTTGATTGGAAATCTGGAGATTAATAATAACCTGAGTAGCCACAGTACAGGAGGACTGATTATCATGGCATTAGCAGAACAAAGAGAATCACCCCCGGAGCCCACCGATGCCGAGTACGCCCGCAACTTCCGCAACGACCTTCGAGATGAGATTTGCCAGCACATTGACTCCATCGACTCTCGGCTGGGGGAGCTTGAGCCGGATGGGTACGAAGGCCATTTAATGAACCTGGCTGTACTGCGGGAAGAACTGCGAAGGGATTACGAGGACCGGCCCGTCCCAAGGGAGGCAAAATGAAACCGCCAATCTATTACGATGAAATAAACAATGAACTGGCATGGCTCCCGGAACACTCGCAGCTAGTGGCGGAAGTGGCACAGGAGCTTTTTAAAGAAGGCTCGCAGCTAGTGGCGGAAGTGGCACAGGAGCTTTTTAAAGAAGGTTGGCATTTTGACTGGGCAATTCGGACTGGGAAGGGAGGGAAAACCAACCATCTGCCCTATAAATCCTGGCCCTGCTCAGCACCCAGTTTCCTACTCAATCACCACAAAATTCAGGAGGTACTCATGCTCGAACAGAAAACAGTCGAGATTCCAGAAGCGTTCATCAAATCCCTTCACTCTTGTTCTTGTATGCCGGACGTGAAAAGGGAAATCGAAACCCACTTCTCCCAACTGTTTCCCCAGGAAGTGGAACTGGAGCCCGGCCTGTACCGGGATAAAGCAGGAAAGGCGCACTTTCTGACTCAAGACGAAGATGGAGATTATTTTCTGTCAAACCAAGATGGTTTTGTGCGGTGCCCTGACGACAAGACTGAATATTTTAAGGAAAATATCAAAGGCGACGTGAAACAACTACGCCAGATCATGGCGACCATGCGGAGGGTGAAGTGATGAAGATGTTCATCATTACCACTAAAGAAGTTATGGACGATGATGATAAGGCAGCGTTACTTCGGTCGTGGCTTGTCGTGAGGGATAAAATTAATGCCAACATAGGCTTCGCTGCGTGGCTTGAGAACATAGGATTCACTGTTTACTATGGTTGCAAAGACATCATGGAGGCTTAATTGGAGAGAGGCCAACCTGCAACCAAACGCTCGTGCCCCTGGGCGGACAGAGGGGCGGCTACTTTAAGGGAGGGGATTGAAAAATATGGATGACAGTCAACAAGTAATTCCAGTCGTTGAAGATGATCAAGGAGAAGGGTGGAAAGACCTGATTGAGCCTGAAAGCCTCGAAGCACGAAAGGAACGGCATCAAATGGCCCTACAAAGACGCCAATGGAGGCGAGAGGAAAAGAAAAGAAAGATGTAACCACCAACCCGGAGCAATCCGGCGCAACTGCGGGAGGAGGGGGTATGGCTGAATTAACTAGAGCAGAAAAGTATTTTGGTGACATTATCTTCTACTTTGTTTTGGGTGTTATAGTAGAGATAATAAATTGTTCTATGTCTGCTTTTGTTGCTGTGGCGATGTTTACTTTTTCTGCTATCAGTTTAATGAAGTGGCTAAAAGTGAGGAATACTTATGAAGGAAATCAGAGATGGCGTGATTAAATTGCGGAAATTACTTAGGGCCAAAGAACAAGCTAAAATTATCAAACTTGAAGACTTTCAACTAAGTTATCAAATTATAAAAGAAGTTAAAACACCTCCGCCCAAATCCGAGGCGGATAAATATCGGGCGGGGGAGAGAGATGATTACACCAGGAGCATTAAGACAATGTGCGTTTTGCGTTTACTTAGCTGCTGATGAAGGGCCTGCGGAAGATATTAGCAGACACCTTAACGAAGCTGCTGATACAATAGAACAGCAATCCGAACAAATCGCAACCTTAGAGCTATCTCTAAAGAGCCTCCAGGAGCACCACGAAGCGCAGACTAAGGATTGGGAAGGTAAGAGCGACGCCAAGACCGCAGAGATTGCGGAGCTTGAGGAGTTGGTGAGGGAGGCCGTAAACTTAGGCATCTCTGGAGAAGGAACTTGCTGGTTCTACGGTTTTTGCGGTGGTCAGGGTTCAGAAAAGATTCATTACGACAACTGCTTTACTGAGTACCCAAGATCCAGGCGATTATGGAGAAACAAAATGGTAACGACTAAAATTTAATCTCTACCAAAGTATAAATAATTAATAAATTGTAATAAATAACTTGACAAATGACATCAGTTTTGCTATTATAATAACAATTACAGCAACTTACACGGAGGCCACCCATGTCAGATTCCACTACACAATGCCGCTTTTGCAAAAATTCTCGCTGGAACCATGATCCAAACGACTACTACCTTCCTACCTTAAAAGAATGTACCAAAGAACTGACCCCGCACGAAACTTGTTCCGGCTTTGAATCAGTAAATCAAACCGTTGTTGACCTAATCAAAGAAGATATTAAAGTTAAACAGGTCAATCCAGAGGTATAATTATGAAACGCAGCTGTTATAACTGCCAAAAAATGTTATTTTGTTTTATGCGGATAGAATTAGATAACTTAATTAAAGGTAGAGCAATTAATTATCTAAAAGTAAAATATGATGAAGAACCACCTTTGATGTTTACATCTATGTTTGATACCTTAGCTCAATGTTGTAAAGAATTTCAGGTCGATCTCTAATGGGCTATCGTAATTTACCTGCTACAATAGCTCAGATAGAAGCCGCAGGCTTAACAGATACAGTTGACCGTATTCTGTCTGCGGCGTCCAAACCAGTTGTAGTCCAGCATGAAGTCCATTTGGACTGCATAGAACCAAAGCAGGTTGACCGTATCATCCGATTGTTGTATCAATATTTCTACCACTTCCCGGAGCAGAAGGCCAGATTATCATTTCGTAAATCCGGTCTAACTGTCAAAGTAATATTCCGGGACCGTCTGGAAAACCGAGGGAGAAAGGGATTAAAGGAGGCCAAATGAATTTTAACGCCGAGAAAATCTTACCCAACGAGCCATCCGACTTACCCCAGCTGGACGCTACCATGCTTCGAGATTCTCTCCATTGTCGGAGGTACTTCTTCTGGCGTCATGTTCGCAACCTAACCGCTATCGAACCAAAACCGTCTTTGGCCTATGGCATTGCTATCCATGCCATGTTAGCCGAGTGGCATAAAACTAGAGACTTCCGCTCCGCATTGATCCACTTCGATGCCGCTTGGATGAAACACGGCGCCCCCGAAGGTGATGACAAACGTAACCCACTCCGAGCAGCAGAAATCATGAACGCCTATCGGCAATATTACTCCGATGAGCCATTCGAGACAGTCGGCACCGAGGTTGTCGGTGCTCTGCCAATAGGTACATTCATCCTCGTTGTCATCATCGACCTAGTTGCTGACTACAAAGGCTACGGTCTACTACCTATGGACCATAAAACCACCTCATTCCTAAACGAAAACTGGTGGAAACAAATGCATCCAGCGCATCAATATACTGGCTACCTAACTGCGATGCGTTCGTTGTTTGGTAAGAATTGCAATTCCCTGTTTGTCAATGGTATTCTAGTTGACAAAAAACGCTGTCTGTTTGAACGTCGGCCGACCAGTCGCTCTGATTGGGAATTGTCCCAATGGATAAAAGATATGAACTTCCATTGGGAGTGCCAATTGAAACCGTGTTACGATCATAACATCTGGCCTCAAGATACCGACCAATGTTTTCGTTGGCCTGGGGGCTGCGAATTCCATAGTTTATGTACGACGGTTGGTATTGACTACAGAGAATTAGAGGCCCCATTATCTCAATTTAAAATTGAAAAGTGGGACCCACTTAGCGAGGATAGATAAATGACTAATATTCCTTATGGTTACTGCCACTGCGGTTGTGGCCAGAAAACAAATTTAAGTAGTAAAAATGACGCTTCTACAAATAGGGTTAAAGATCAACCAATGAAATTTTTGTCTGGTCATAGCAGTAAAGGAAGTAATCATTATAACTGGAATGGTGGAAGATATATAAATGGTCAAGGATATGTTATGATAAAACTGCCAGAACATCCAAGAGCAGGCATACGTGGGTATATAGCTGAACATATTCTTGTAATGGAAAAATCTCTTGGCAGATTTATACTACCACCTGAGGAAGTACATCATTTTGATGGCGACAGAACTAATAATTCAATAGGAAATTTAATGCTATTTGCCACAGATAAAATGCACAAGGCTTATGAAGTAAGATTAAAAGCATTTAATTCATGCGGTCATTATACATGGAGAGTATGCGGTTTATGCCATAAATATGATGACCCAAAAAATCTTGATCGTAATGGCAGAGGTCGTGTTCATAAAACATGCAGAGCAATATGGTGGAAAAGTTATGCTGCTAATAGTTACAAACCGTTAAAACAACCAAAGTTTGATCCGCAAGAAATCGAAGAACTAATGGGTAATTAAAATGCACAACACAACCAAACAACTAAACCTAACTCCACAGGGTCTATACCTCTGCCCAATCCCAGGCTGCCGTGGGAATATCATTTGGCATACCAAGTATGATAAATCAGTAAGAGGAACTTGTAACTACTGTAATGCTGGGTTGACTTTATTAATAACTGAATTACTTAAACCAACGGAGGCCAAAACTGATGGCTAGCATATTAATTTTGGGGGGAAGTGGAACCGGAAAAACTCGTTCCCTGTCAACTGTACCCGGCACCCTACACGTTGCAGAGTTTGATCCGTCCGGCGAGCGATCTATCCGCCGTCAATTGAAATATTTTGAACCTGGTGATGCAGACCAAATTGCCGAAGCTGGACTGACCGACAAAGATGCATCAATCATCCGTTATCTATCCATCGCCAAGACTATCACCAAAGAATACCGTCTTGACGGCAGACAATTGAATCAGAAACGTATGTTGGACCTATTCATCATAGACACCAATATGCTACTGACCGGAGAAAACAATGTCCGCAACATCGCCGTCGATCCACTGACCGGACTATCTCGAGTTGCCAAGGGTGCAATCTGGTCCTCCGCCGGTCCCAAAGGTGCAACATGGAAAGACTGGGACTTATTTGCTGAGAAAATTCTGGAGATTGTCGAGGTAGCCCAAGGTCACGAGCAGAAAAACTTTATAATGACCGCCCACCTACAAACTGAAAAGGACGGCATCACCGAAGCTATTAAAGAAACACCATTTGCAGATGGGCAGAAGATACCAAGGACTATCATGCAAAGTTTCGATGTGGTCTATCAATCTATGTACCGAAGCGGTCAGTATGTATGGCGGACCAAACCGACTGAGACATTGCAATCTATCCGCAATCGGTTGATTGACGGTAATGATTTGCCAGAGTATATTGACCAAGATTTCGGTAAGCTGCTCATGGTGTTACCAAAGTTCTAAGGAGCGATCCATGCGAGCAATCGTAGCCAAACGTCTGCGTCGAGAGGCCCAAGGTAGTATTAAACTATATCTATACCACCATAAAACTGGTCAGACCATCTTAGATCCACATTGTTGGCGAGCCAATTACCAGCAATTAAAAAAGTGGCTTAAAATAAAACATGGTACTGCCTAAATTTTAATCTCTACCAACAATAGCAACACCGCCTAATGGCGTAAAATAAACCCAACAAACCCAAATAGGAGGCAACAAATGACTGATGAACAAACCACTGAAACTGTAACAATGCCAGACATGAACATGGACGACGCTGAGTCACAGCGACCGCCGTCAGAAGGATGGCACCCGGCAATTCTCACCGATGTAACCCTGGCCTATTCCAAAGAAGATGCGGACCTGCCCGCACCGGCCCGTCGTCGTAACTTTGTCCTCAAACCAGAACTGGCCCCGGATGACCCGGAGATGCCGGGGTACAAACCGGGTAACCTTTACATTCCGATTCCCACCGATCTGGAAGCTGCGTTCCACCAGGGTTATAAACCCAAAACCAAAGAAGAAAAGTCTCGTCTCCAGCAGGAAAACCCAGAGATGTTCTCCTCCGATGGCCGCACCAAGTATGCTCAGAAGATGGACTGGATCAAGAAAGCTGCCGCTGCTTTCGGTGGTAAAGAGTCCGGCAAGTTCGACAAGAATTTTTTCGTCAAGCAAATTGGCCAACGGTTCATGTTGAACGTGGAACACCAGGAGTGGCAAGGTGAGATTCAAGGTCGATGTAAATTCATGGGAATTAAACCAGCGTAATATAAGGAGAACTTTATGTCAGTAGGAGCGTGTGCACCACAAGTGAAACAACCTGAACTTCTAACCAACATCGGAGAAGTTCATAAAGCTGTCGAAATGGTACGACGTACTACGGATGAACTTTGCGAACTGCTGAGGGTTGGAAGGAATGAAAATATACTGAGACAAAAAGAGTCAGCCCCGGCCCCGCAATCACCACTCATCATAGAACGGTGTCTGTTTTTGTCTGAACTAAGGACTAATCTCTATGATACAAATGAACGGCTCCAGTTGATTTTGGAAACCCTGAGAGAAATTTAACTACCGGCACTCCAACCGTCAACCCAAATTGAACCGAGGTAGGAAGATTTGTGCCAGGACTATCTCGGTTCAAGGAGGTACCAATATGAAATCTAAACAAATAACCTTACGATTAGACCGACAAATATATGAGGAGATGGTCCGCATCTTCCCAAAGTACGGCGCTGTTACATATCTACTCAGAGCAACCATACGAGAAGCAATCAAACAAGCCAAGGACAATCCAGAGTTGTTGAATCTACCAACCGCAGTTCAAATAGTATTAAATTCCGCTGGTATGAAGATTAGGAGTTGACAAAATGAAACAGCTCTCCGACGATGATTTACTCTACCTACTTGATCAAGTAGTATCCACCGAACGGCAGATTAATGCCGAGATACACCTACGAGCAGAACAAGACCCACACTGGCCAGCAGAAATTATGGTCCAAGCTGGTCACATTTATAGAGGTTACATACCAACTCTGCCAGATAAATCAACAAACCAAGAATTTTTAGCCGAGTTGGATGATCTAATGAATGATATGGATTGAGTAATTGGTACTAATTAAAATTTATACTCTACCAATATAACAACTGGAGGCCGCAATGAAATATTACTGTGATGGTGGTGGCTGGAATGGAGAACATTCTAGATGGGCTATTGTAGACCAAAACAAGAAATTAATTATGTACGCTAAAATTTACGGTCATGATTCTGTAACCAACAATGTAGCTGAGTATTCAGCGGTATTAAATGCTATAATGATAGCAAAAAATGGCGATGAAATTATCAGCGATTCTCAATTAGTTATTTATCAATTAATAGGTAAGTATAAATGTAAAGCGGAACATTTGCAACCACTTCATACAGCTGGATTACGTTTGTTAGATTTAAAAAAGATTAAATTAACTTGGTTACCACGAACGAAAAATCTTGCTGGCATCCTTCTTGATTCAGTCAAAACAAAATATAATTTAGTTGTATAAGGAGGCCGTAATGGATTTAATCAGAGATAAAAAGGGCAATTTACGTTTAAGTGAGAGAGATTTTTGTATGACAACTTTAGATGAAGAACCAGATAAAGAAGAAATTGAAGAAATTCGACAATTATTAAAGGAGCATAAAAATGGAGAAATAATATTAACTGGAGAGATACCATCTTGGGCAAGAGAGCAGAAAACCAAACAACTTGTAACAAAAGAATTACTAATAAAATTATTAGACGATTTTGTAATATTATTCAAAGAAAAATTGGAGGCTATAAATGGCAGATATAATACCAATTAACAGAGGTAAAATAATAAAAGCTAGAAAAAATTTGCCATACTTTCTAAAAGTACTCTTAGGTATTAAAGTACCATCATGGCAAGATGAATGCATTGAGATTATGAGAGACCTTTGGAATAGTAATAAGGAGAACAACAATGGCAACCCTTGAATCATTAATTGGTACTCCACTTCATGAACTATCAGAGGAAGAACTTACCAACTTCATCGAAGGTCTACGTTCAGTCCGGCAAACATTCACTGATGGAGCTTACACCGAGCGAACAACTAAACGCAAAACCTCAGCGAAAAGGAAAGGCCCAGATTTAACACCGGAATTCCTAGCCGAAGTTGATTCTTTGATGGATGACTTGGAGGATTTATGAAATGGTATCTCTGTCTTGCCTGGGCATCTGTTGGTAGTCTTGCTGGATTCATAATTTGTGCATTATTTGCCGTAGGCCGCATAGCAGAATTGACCCACACCATTGAAGGACTTAGAGAATATATCCGTTATTTATTACATGAGGAGGTTAACTAAATGGAAAAATTATTCAATGAATGGTTAGCATTAAAATATAAGATACAGTCCATAGCAAGCATTGTGCAAAATCCTGGTATACAAATAAGTTCAAAACAACGTCGTGAATGGATAGAACAAGTAGCCAATTTGACAAATGAAATCCAAGTGTTAAGAGGAAAAACTCTTGAGCTTATAAAATAAGGAGATTAATCATGCCATTTATTGACCCAGATAAAATCATCATACCACCCGACCGTTACCGTAAAGACTTCTCCTCTGTAGAAAAACGAGCCGAAGATATTGCCAAAGTAGGACAATTCGTCCCAATCCTAGTTAGACAAGAAGGTGGCCAGTTAATCTTAATCGATGGTGAGTGTAGAACTAGAGCCTGCAAACTACTTAAACGCAAAGTATGGTACACAACCGATGCCGAAGGTCAGTTGGATGTATCCAGTGAATACCAACACCGTTTATTAGAATTAATGTCCAACACTGCACGGCAGGATATGAATACCATTGAAAAAGCAGTTGCTATATCTGACCTTGATCGGTTGTTAAAAACAATCCACGGTCAAGCCGGCCAGTCCCACACCAGAGAACCAGGTCAAGAAGGATGGACCTCAGAAAAGACAGCTAATCTAATGGGATATAAAAATAAAGGTACCGTCCAAACAGCTATAACTATCGCCACCGCTGCTGAGACTATGCCAGAATTGGCAGAGGCTAAGACCACCTCAGAAGCCATGAAGATGATACAGACTAAAATCAGGTTAGAAGCCCAGACGGAGTTAGCTCGCCGTGCAGGGGAGAAGAAACAAAGTGGGCCGATAGAAAATCCTGCTGAATATTTTTCCAAGCGAATCATTCTCGGTGACTGCTTAGAAGGTATGAAAAAGTTGTCACCTGGTATTGTATCCATATTCTTAACTGATATACCTTATGGGATTGATTATAAAACTGAGGAGATTCAAGAAGGCGCTCAAAGAAACTCAAAGAAAAACCTGTCCAAAAAAGTAGCCGGTTTATACCACGACTTACCACAAGATATACTCCCACTAGTCGAAGGTGTAATCCAGCAGATGACCCGAACTGGTCGGCCTAACTGCTATGTCTATATGTTTTGTGCTTATAGATATTGGACCCACCTATCAATCATCTTTGAACAGCATGGTTTCAACGTCTACAATAAACCAATAACCTGGGTGCGTGGCAATCTATTAAATGGTACTTTAGAACCAGGTGGTTGCAACTGTCCAGGGAAATGGCCCGCCTCTAATACAGATTGTATCTTATTCGCTTGTCGTGGCAATACTATACTTGCTAAACAGGGACAGCTCGATGTTATTATCTGTAACACTCCACCATCAAATGAAAAAATACATTCCTTGCAACGACCGATCCAACTGTTAACCGATTTAATATCCAGGATATACCATCCTGAAACCAAAGGCATCCTCGTTGATCCATTCGCAGGTTCTGGCTCCTCCCTTGCAGCGGCGATGCACTTTCCAGGGTTGGAGTTCTTTGGCTTTGAAATGGATCCAAACTTCCGAGACAGAGCGGTGTCGTATTTGGTTAACTACTACACCGAGTTGTATAATCCTAAGGTTGATCCTGTTATTGACTTGGAATTGGAGGTGGAATGATGTGTGGCGGTGGCTATGTAAGACGAGAATTACCAAATTACATAACTCTACAATGGCTTAAAGATCATGGCGTTAGATGTAGAGATGCTTTAAAATGGTTTGATTCTACATTTCCATACGGTGCTAACATAGTCGATGCCTTGACCAAATGCACCAATCGTGATTGGATATTTTGGTTGTTGTATAAATCATAGATAATTGGAGATACTAATATGAGTGAGCATCCAAAATCATGCGTGTGTAAAGGAAAAGGTTATTTTATAGGATTAGATGGCAAGACATTTCCATGTTTAATTACACCAAATACAATGAAACCTATTGAAGAAGAAATTAAATCCAAGATCCAAGAATTACTCCCACCACCTGGCTATGAAAAACTGTATGAAGTCCTACAACGTGCCATGAAACAAGCCGCCTACGGCAAAGGCAAAGAACGCCATGCCTCAGGGGAGCCATTTCACGAACAGCCGATCTGTGTTATTGCAAGATGGGTCGGCATTGGTGCGCAGTTGGGTCAGGCGATTAAGAAGTCTAGAGAGTCTATCCGTTTACTTAACATCAAAGGACCAGAAGCAGCGGTATTTGAAATACTTGGGGCAATTAATTGGCTGGCCGCTACGGTGATTGTGATTGAAGAAAAATATGGAGCGATAAACTTTTGTACCTGCACAATATATCCAGGTAGATTATACGAAATAGATAAAAAAGGTAAGTGTGTTGCCTGTGGTGGTACAATTAGGCCCACTGAATGAGGCTACCAAAAAGATGTAAGAAAAATAAGCCTAGTAAGTATGTACCTAAGTATGATACAATACCTACTTGGGAAGAAATGTATAAACATTGTATGCATCCTTATAAAATTGTGATACGGCAGGTAACCATACTTACACAGGAAACTAAATAATGCCAACCTACGTAGAAAATCAGTACCCGGTGATACTACCCCCTGACAAGCAACTCCGCCTGGCCTTTGTCGGAGAAGCCCCCGCAGATGAAGAAATAAAGTCCGGCCGCCCATTCACAGCCGCTTCTTATGGCTGGAATGCTGGCAGTGAATTAGACCTATGGCTTCGTTCAGTCGGTATCCTCCGTCCACATTGTTTCATCGGCAATCTATCTATGGAACAAGCCCCTGGTAATAAGATTGAAAAAATGTTCCTTGATTCTAAATGCACCATGCCAAACCAAGCATTAACCGGTCACATCGAAGTCCTCAAATCACAGTTAGAAGAACTCCGACCCCATTGTATCATAGCTCTTGGCAATCATCCCAGCTACATACTAACCGGCAAGACTGGGCTATTCAGCAAAAACGGTTTCTGGGCTGGCTCTATACTACCATGTACACTAGTCCCGGGACTAAAAGTTATACCAATAGCCCACCCTGCATTTATAATTCGTGGTCTATTCGCCTTGCGCCAAATGATGGGAGTATTCCTCCGCAGAGCCATGGAAGAATCGCAGTATCCAGAGTTAAGACTACCAGAATATGAATTAGTCATAGACCCAGACCCAGATACAATCTTCTACCATCTCGACCGACTTCGCAACAGTCCAAAAATATCCTTCGACATAGAAAACCCTGGTCGCAGTCCTATTGTCTGCATATCATTCTCCGATTCAAAAGATTGGTCCATATCTATACCATTCAACAGAGGTACTGGCCACCGCTGGCACCGCTACGTTGAACAGGAAATATGGGTCAAAATTAGCAAACTCCTATCAGGAGATGCGTTGAAGATAGCCCATAATTTGAACTATGATTTCACTTGGTTGACCACCCACCGAGTCCATGTCAAACCACCATATTGGGATACCATGCAATCCCATCATGCGTGTTATCCTGATCTATCCAGAGAAGAATTAAAAAAGATGAAGTTAAATTCTTTAGCCGCCTGCACTGCATTATATACAAAGCACCGTTATTATAAATCTGATTTCAAAGTTGACAATGATGCAGGACCAAAGTATAAAGGTTCTGAGTATGAGTTTTGGAAGTACAATGCTAAGGACTCTGTGGTATTGCATGAAATACAAGAAGCCACAGAGAGAGACTTAGAAAAGATGGGTCAGCTATCCTGTTTCCAACATGATATGTCCGTGTGGAAACCGCTAATGGCCATGTCGTTGAAAGGTATCAACATAAACCAAGAATCAAAGAAGGAAGTTTCTGAGTTAGCAGAAAGTTATTTAACCGAAATACAAAACCAGATTACTCAGTTAGCCGGGCGTGAAGTTTTAGTTACATCTCCAGTTGACGTTAAAAAATTGCTGTACACCGACTTAGGTCTGCCAATTCAATACGACAGAAAAACCAAACGTATCTCCTCCGATGCGGTTGCCCTGCACAAACTGGCCAAGAAAACTGGTCACAAAGTACCAATGTTAATTGTAGACCACCGAAGATTCAGCAAGTTCAAATCTACCTACGCTGATGTCCAACTTCACATAGATGGTAGATTTCATTGCACCTATAATCAGGCTAGGACTACTACCTTTCGACTGTCATCATCGGAATTTTGTCTCGGCTCTGGCGCTAATCTCCAGAATATTCCAACCCGTAAACGTGATGAGGTACGGTATGACAATTTGGTATCAGAATATAAAAAAGCGTTCCTCCCTGATCCTGGTATGCTATTCGGCAAACGAGATTTGAAACAGGCCGAGGCTATGGTAGTTGCGTATCTTGCCAGAGATATAAAACAAATCGAGGACTTTGCCAATAACATCGACACCCATTCTGTTGCAGCATCCTACCTATTCGGTGAGGATTATAAAACCATCTACGAAGGCAAAGAAAACGGCGACCCAAAGTATAAACTCTGGCGCAGATTTGGTAAGACAGTAAGACACGCAACCAACTACAAAATGGGTAAACACACCTTACGAGATAACTTCTTTAAGGAAGGAATCGACATACCAGAAAAAGAGTGCGGTCGAATGATCTCTGCTATGTTATCTGGCATCCCCATGGTTGTCAACTGGCAGATGGAGGTTGAACACACCGTTAAAGAAAAGAGAATCTTAACCACACCATTGGGCCGTCGTCGTTACTTCATGGGTAAGCTGTCAGATGATACCATCAGAGAAGCCATCGCATTTGTGCCGCAATGTACAGTTGCCCACATTCTTGACATCGGTCTCGACCGCTGCTATATGTGGTTGGAACAACAGGACGACTTCGATTTGTTAATGAATATCCACGATGCAATACTTTGGCAGAGTTCGGAAGAATCAATACACCAACACGCAGAGTTAATAAGTCATCTAATGGAAGTTCCATTAACTATCCATGGTAGAGAATTAACGATACCAAGTGATTTAGCTATTGGACCAAATTGGGGTGAGTTGAAGGAGATAAAATGAAATACAAACCTTCCAGGTTAGAATTATTTATCGCTACATTACCAAAAGAACTTGCTATGATAGCACTTAAAGCCGTAGCAGAAGAAGAAGATAGATGGAATAGACAAGATTATACCAAAGAAGAAAAAGAAATGTTTGCAAATGCCAAGATTCTAGGCCAATCAGCAAGAGAAACTTATAATAAAATAGTATTAAAAGAATTATATAAACAACGGTAGCAACTAAATTTTAACCTCTACCACTTAGGAGCTACCGTGTCCAAACGCTACTTAGATAATTGGATTTCATCCTATATGCACTTAGTACACCAAACAGAACCCGCAAGACGATTTCATTTATGGACCGCTATCACCATAGTCGCTGCTATGTTAGGTCGTAAGTGTGAGATGGAATTTGGTCCGGTCATATTACATCCTAACTTATATACCATACTAACTGGACCTCCTGGCATCCGCAAATCAGAAGCTATCAAAT